CACAGGTAATGGTAATACAGTAGCAATTGGTGGTACAAACGTAGATGCATTTGGCAGACTGCGTACTGCTTCACCCTTTACTCTGTTTGACAGCCAGAACCGTTTTGGCATTGACCCACAGTTTGACACTAGCACGACAGGCAGCGGTGCTACATCTCACCTTGCTAATGAGAGCAGTGTACAGATGTCGGTTACTACTGCGTCAGGTGATGAAGTTATCCGTGAATCAAAAAGGGTGTTTCCATATCAGCCGGGTAAAAGTTTGCTCGTTATGGCAACCTTTGTGTTTGCGGCACAGCAAGAGAACTTGCGTCAGCGTGTAGGGTATTTCGGTGCTAATGACGGTGTGTACTTTGAACAAAATGGCACAGATGTACGCTTTGTTGTACGCACCTCAACAAGTGGCAGTGCAGATGATACACGCTATGTAGCGCAGTCTAGTTGGAATACAGATAAACTGGACGGCACAGGTCCAAGTGGATATACACTTGATGTTACCACCACTCCTAGCGCACAGATACTATTCATGGACTTTGAATGGTTGGGTGTAGGCACAGTACGATGTGGCTTTGTAATTGATGGGCAGTTTATTGTCTGTCACAAGTTTCACAATGCAAACACGCTAGATAAAGTTTACATGAAGACAGCTATTTTGCCATTGCGTTATGAGATTACCGCTACAGGCACATTGTCTAGTTCTGCAGATATGAAGCAGATATGCTCTAGTGTAATAAGCGAAGGTGGGTATCAGCAGGTTAAAGCATTAAGCTGGGCAAGGATGACTACCGACACAACGGTAACAACCTCGTTTGAGCCTCTTGTGTCCATTCGATTGAACTCCGGCAGTTTAGATGCAGTTGTACTACCTGCATATTACACAGTCTTTCCTATTCCAAATAACGTAGACTATGAAATAGCTTTGATTAAAAATGCTACACTTACTGGTGCTTCTTACAACACTGCAACCTTTGACAATGTAGACTTCGATGTAAGTGCAACGGCATTAACTGGCGGCACTATTGTATTACAGAACTACACTAAAGGTACTAACCAGTCTTCTGGTGATGCCATTGTACCTACAGGTTATAACTTTGATTTGCAGTTAGGACGCACTATAGCTGGTACAAGCGATGTTTACACCCTTGCTGCACGGACAATATCAGGCACAGATGACATTATTGGCTGCTTGGCATTTTGGGATTTAACAAACGGTAATTAACATGGAAACAAAGAACCGCACTGTTGGACTTGAATTGACTACAGGTAACCAAGACATTTATACTGTTCCATCTAACTTTGAAGCAGAGATAGACAGTATTTACATTAACAATGCTACCAATGCTAAAGTAACATTCAGCTTGGATTGGTATGATAGCCAAAACACTACTTATCACACACTGGCTGAAACAGTAGACCTTGAAGCAAACTCACTGCTTCAGATAAATAACGGACCCTTTTGGTTGTACAAGAATGACGCACTACGTGGACTTGCCAGTGCTAATAGTGCAGTTACAGTTGTTGTAAAGATTAAAGAGTTCTATATGCCCCAGAGGAGTTAAAGGAGATGCCGCTTACCGCTAAAGGACAAAAGATTAAATCTGCTATGACCAAGAAGTATGGGGAGAAAAAAGGTGAAGACATCTTCTACGCATCAGCCCAAAAAGGAACAATTAAAGGCGTGGCGAAAAAGCAAAAACTTGCGAAAGGTGGGGCAGCTAGAAAAGCTGGCAAATCGAAGGTCACTAAAAAGAAGAGCAAAAGTAGAGTTAATGAAGCTGGCAACTACACTAAACCCGCATTGAGAAAAAGATTATTTGAAAAGATTAAAGCTGGCAGCAAGGGTGGTAAGCCCGGACAGTGGTCAGCACGTAAAGCACAGATGCTTGCACGTGAGTATAAAGCAGCAGGTGGTGGATATAAAAACTAATGGATGTTGAAGGTATTACAAAAGGTATAGGTGTAGTTACAGCAACACTAGCACTGATTGGTGGTGGCTATACGCTATATGATAAACTTGGCATAAAAGACCCTATCTTAACATGGTCGCCAGAACACTTTAAAATATCTGACGGTCCACGGGATAGCGAATTTAAAGTTGCAGTAGCCAGAGAAAAGCATAGGGACGACTGTACGGTTACTGATTTTATATTAGATGTACGTGACAGTGAATTGTTTGTACACAAGGCTACACCATCAATTACAAAGTTTATGGGTCCAGCCACAGACAAAGTGGATACCTTTGCATATACAATTAAATTAGATAACCCAGAAAAAGTGGCTACAGGCAAGGCTACTTTAATAGCATACATTCATTATGATTGCCCTGAAGGACAGGTTGTAGTAAACTACCCCGACCACGAAAACCTGACATTTAACATTGAGTAAATGCAACACGTCTTTCTGCTATTGGTATATCTAGGTACAGGAGATACCAGACAATTAATTAGCAATGATATGTACTTTAAAGATGTAACGGAGTGTAATTACTTTGCATCTGAATTAGCAAAGAGGTATGGAAATTACAGATATTACTCTTACCTAGACCCCAAAGATAGAGTAACAGCATATTGTGTACCTAAATACGTTAACCCCAACAACGTAAGGATATATTAAATGGACCCCGTTACCGCAATGGCGACAGCCTCTGCAGCGTTTAATGTTATCAAAAAAGGATTTGCCGTAGGGCGTGACATTGAACAGATGGCTGGTGACTTGGGTCGCTGGATGGGGGCAATGTCTGATATTGAACAGGCAGAGAAAGAAGCCAAGAACCCTCCTATCTTTAAAAAGCTATTTGCTGGCAAGAGTATTGAACAAGAGGCAATGGAAGCCTTTGCCGCAAAAAAGAAAGCACAACAGCAGCGAGATGAACTTAAACAGTGGCTTCAATTTACAGTAGGCTCAACAGCTTGGGATGAACTGCTTCAAATGGAAGGGCAGATTCGCAAGCAAAGACAAGAAACACTTTACCGACAAAGAGAACGCAGACAACGGTTTATTGAAATAGTTGTTCTATCCCTAGCAATGATTATAGGTATTGGTATATTAGGTGTTGTTATATATGCCGGAATGAAAAATAGAGGAATGATTTAATGGCACTTAAAGGTCCACAGAAAAGCCTCAAAGCATGGACAAAACAAAAGTGGCGCACAAAAAGTGGCAAGCCCTCTGGACAGACAGGTGAAAGATATTTACCTGAAAAAGCAATAAAGTCCTTGACAAGCGCAGAATACTCTGCTACAACTAGGGCAAAGAGAGAAGGCACACGTGCAGGAAAACAATTTGTACGACAGCCGAAGCGAATTGCAAAGAAGACTGCACAGTTTCGCAGAGGCATGTAACATAAAGTTATTACGTGAAGAGTTTCCTGATTGGGAAACACGAGTAGAGATACTCAAATATGAGATAGGACAGAGATATGCTGCAAGCATTAATCGGACCAGTGACGGGTCTACTTGATAAGTTTATTGAAGACAAAGACCAGAAAGCACAACTAGCACATGACCTTGCTACTATGGCACAACGCCATGCACAAGAATTAGCGCAAGGGCAATTGGAAATAAATAAAGCTGAAGCCCAGCACCGTAACATCTTTGTTGCAGGTTGGCGACCCTTTATTGGTTGGACGTGTGGCGTTGCGTTGGCATGGCACTTTGTCATTTCTCCGTTTGTTATCTTTGGTGCAGCAATGGCTGGTGTAGAATTACCTGAATTGCCAGAATTTGATATGGGCAGTTTAATGACGGTACTGATGGGCATGTTAGGACTTGGTGGCTTGAGAACATTTGAAAAGGCTAAAGGTTTAACCAAGTGAGTGCCAAACAAATACTAGAATGGAAGATACTTCCAAGAGCAATGATGGCAATAATGACTCTGATGAGTTGGCGTTGTGCAGAATGGTTTATGAACTTGGAAGACCCAACAGCAGCACAGTCAGCCTTTGTAAGCGTTGTAATGGGTGCTATGACAGGTGCGTTTGGTATCTGGATGGGCGGCGAAAATAAAAAGTTATAACACATGAAATATAATAGAAATACATTTTTGCAAAAACTTGTAGAACATGAAGGCATGGTATTGCAGGTTTATAAAGATTCACTAGGAATTGACACGATAGGTGTTGGTAGGAACCTACAAGACCGTGGCATCAGTAAGGAAGAACTAGATGAACTAGACATTCCCACTATTGACCATGTATATGAATATGGTATTACTGAAGCTGATGCTATGGCTTTAGCAGAGAATGACGTTCAGATTGTCGAGAATGAACTGTTAGTAGCGCACCCTTGCGTTGACAGGTTAGACGCTGTACGTCAACTTGTACTCATGGACATGGCATTTAATATGGGTGTGCCTCGTTTGTGTAAGTTTAAAAAGATGTGGGCTGCTATACATGATAATAATTTTACAGTTGCATCAAAAGAAATGCTTGACAGCAGGTGGGCAAGTCAGGTAAAATCACGTAGTACAAAATTAGCACACGCAATGTATTCAGGAGAAATATAATATGTTTCCCTACACAGAAGAAGAGAGAAAATGGCTAGACAGTTAAATGAACGCCAGCAAAAGTTTCTGGATGTACTCTTTGATGAGGCAGGTGGTGATGTTGTTGCCGCAAAGAAACTGGCTGGCTATGCAGAATCATCTTCAACAACTGAAATTGTTCGTGGCTTGAAAGAAGAGATTCTTGAAGCTACACAAATGTACATGGCACGTAATGCGCCAAAGGCTGCACTTGCAATGACAGGTGCGCTATATGACCCAACTGAACTAGGTATTCGTGATAAGATGGCTGCTGCAAAAGAATTACTTGACCGTACTGGTTTAATTAAGACAGAAAAGGTACAGGTAGAAGCAAGCGGCGGTGTTATGCTTATGCCACCTAAAGCAGTAAGTGAAGATGACTAGAAGCATAGGCAAATGGAAACTCCCACAGCCAACAGACATTAAAGAAGAAGATGAATGGGTACAGATACCACGTATAGCACGGACTGTACCATTTGGTTATAAGCAAAACGAAGATGACCCCGACATACTTGACCCCATCAAAACTGAATTAGATTTATTGGAAA